CAGATGACCCTAACCAGCCTGAACTGGCGGTAACTGGCCGAGATCAGCCTCGACTGGAAACCGTGTGGCCTGATGCGTCGGGTTCGTTTGGGGCTGAGGTGGGGGGCTGGGCTTTACAGCATCTTGGTATGGAGTTAATGCTTTGGCAACAGCGTGTGCTTGACGGTCAACTGTTGTTTGACGGCAACGGGGATTTTTTGCATCGTATGTCTATGGTTTCTACGGCGCGTCAAAACGGTAAGACGGTTGCGTTGACGGCGCTTGTCGGTTGGTGGCTGACTGAGATGCCTAAGCACCGGGGGCTACCGCAAACCGTGCTATCTACCGCGCATCGTTTAGATCTTGCAGTCATGTTGTACGACAAACTTGCCGACATTCTTGAGTTGCGTTTTGGTGCAAAACTTATGCGGTCTTATGGCCGTAATCAGGTGACTATGCCTGACGGGTCTAAGTGGTTTATTCGTGCAGCCAATTCGAGTGTTGGTCACGGTATGTCATGCGACCTGATTGTGGCTGACGAGATTTGGGATATTGGGTCAACGGTTATTGACGGCGGTTTATTGCCTGCCCAGCGCGCTCGACGTTCGCCATTGTTGTCGGCGTGGTCAACGGCTGGCACAGAGGCAAGCACCGCAATGCAACGTTGGCGCGAACAGGGGTTGCGATCTATAGATCGTGCTGAGCCGTCATCGTTGTATTTTGCGGAGTGGTCGCCGCCGCCTGACATATCGCCTATGGACAGTCGCGCGTGGGGTTGGGCTAACCCAGCATTAGGCAAAACCTTGACACTAAAAACTATTGAGGCTGAGAGCGAAAACCCTGACCGCGCATCATTTTTGCGTGCGTCATGCAACCTATGGGTAGCCAGCGACAAGTCATGGATAGCACCGGGTTTGTGGCCTGAACTGGAATACACCGATCCGATGCCTGACGGTGGCACAGTTGCCATAGAAACGTCGCTGACTGACGACCGATATTTTGCTACTCGAGCCGTCGTGCTTGACGATCGGCGCACAGTCGTAACAGTTGAGTTTGTGTGCGACACATACGACGAGATGTTGCAACACGTAGAGCGCCTAGCCAAAAACACGGCAATCAAATTTGCGATTAGTCCGTCTATAGATATTCATTGGCCGTTAGCGCTAGAACGTCGCCGTGCGATCGTCGGCTATGGCGAGATACTTAAATTTACGCCGCGCATCAAGTCAATGATCCACGAAAAACTACTTTGGCATACAGGCGAAAATATGCTTGCTGAACACGTACAACGCGCCGTCGCAGTACGCAGTCAAAACAGCATCGCACTATCCAGCCAGCGATCACCCGGCCCGATCGAGTTAGCACGTTGTTTAGTTTGGTGCGCCGCACTTGCTAGCCGACCTACCGCAACAGGTAAACCTATGATCGTTGTGGCTAGTGGCTAGTATGCAAAACGGGTGGCCGTCGTTTACCTATGCTTTCTCGGTTACGTTTGCGGCGGTCACCTATACACAACGCGCAAATGGTTTGGTGGCATACTTAGCAAATGGCAATCTTTAACAGGTCAATAAAAAAAGCGGCTATCTCACCGCAGCCAACTAAAGCAGCCGCAGCAGGTGGCACGTTTTACCAAAACAACAACGCTGGCGCACAACTTGTCGGTCAATATTATTCTTACGTTGAAGGCACGGCACGTAATCGTGCAATGAGTGTGCCGACAATTAGTCGAGCGCGCGATCTTATGGCCAGCGTTATTGGTTGCATGAATTTAAAAATGTACACCGAAATGTGGAACGGTCAAGAAATAGAAAAGATGCCGTTAGCGCCGCGCACATGGTTGCGACGCATAGACCCAACCTTGCCAAATAATTTTATTATGTCATGGACATTTGACGATCTTTTCTTTTTTGGTCGCGCGTTTTGGTACATTACGTCACGCACCGCTGACGGCTACCCAGCGTCTTACACTCGACTACCTGCAGCAATGGTGCAAACACTTGATCAGGCTGGCCCAGTTTGGTTTGCACCGTCTAAAGACATTGTGTTTAACGGTGGCGGTTTAGACCCAAACGACGTTGTGCAATTCTTGTCGCCAATTCAAGGCATTATTTACATGAGCGAAACAGCCGTTGCTACAGCGCTAAAACTTGAGGGCGCACGCTACCGCAATTCGTCGTCGGCTATCCCGGCTGGCATTTTGCGCCAAACAGGTGGCGAGCCTTTGTCAGCACAGGAATTAGCCGATCTTGCAGCGGCGTTTAATGCGGCGCGTGAAACTAATCAGACAGCGGCGCTTAACGAGTTTGTGTCGTACACAGAAACTGCGACTAGCCCTGACAAAATGCTTTTAATTGACAGCGCTGAATTTCAAGGAAAAGAACTCGCTCGTTTGTGCAATATTCCTATGTACTTAGCAGGATTTGATGTTGGCTCGTACGCTTATACGAGCAGCGCCGAAGCACGCATGGACTTGTGGACATTTGGCGTACGCGCTTACGCAGATTGCATTGCTGGCACATTAAGCCAAAACAACATTTTGCCTAACGGAACGTTTGTCGAATTTGACGTACAACAATATTTGTCGGGCGAATACGCAATGGGCGACTATGACAACACCGAAACAAACGAAAGAGTAGTATCACCAACATGATCCGATTAACCCCTTCACAGATCACGGTTGATGCAGCGGCGGCAGAGGGCTTGCCGTCGCGCTCAATCTCAGGCGTGGCCGTTACTTACGACGAGACAGCGACAGTTAACGACGGCACTAAAGTACGATTTTTGCAAGGGTCGTTGCCAGTCACGGGGCGCGACCCGAAACTGTTTATGCAGCATGACAGCAATCAGATCGTTGGCAAAGTTGTTGAGCGTGTGGACACGCCACAGGGCATGATGTTTACAGCCAAGATTAGCGCTACTCGACTAGGCGATGAAGCACTTACCCTTGCCAATGACGGCGTTATTGACGCGGTATCGGTAGGCGTAACCCCAACAAAATTTAGTTACGACGAGGAAGGCGTGATGATCGTAGAGGCGGCCACGTGGCAAGAATTGTCGCTGGTCAGCGAGGGCGCGTTTAGTGGTGCAGTTATTACCGAGGTTGCGGCCAGCGCACCCGACGAGGTTGCCGAGGGTATCCCCGAAACCGAATTGACAAGTGCTATACAATCAGAACAAGACACAACAAAGGACAATGACATGACCGACAAAAACGAAACAGCAGTAGTCGAAGCAGCGCAAGCAACCACAGAAAAATTGTGGGCGCAACCTGCACGTAAATTTAATTTGCCAACACCGGGTGAATATTTTGCAGCAATGCACATTGGTGGCACAACATTTGAAAACGTTGCACGCGCAACTAACGAGTTTGTTAAGTCAAACCAGTCAGCGTTGCAAGCAGCGGCGGGCGATATCGCAACGACGGATACACCCGGTTTGTTGCCGATCCCAGTTCTCGGGCCAGTCTTTCAAGACCTTAACTTTATCCGACCAGTTGTAAACGCAATTGGCGCTCGAGCCATGCCGAACAACGGTGCGTCAAAAACATTTGTGCGCCCAACCATTACAACGCACACATCAGTAGCGGCGCAATCAAGTGAATTTGCTGCAGCGTCAGCAACAACAATGGTTATTGCTAGCAACAGCGTTACTAAAACAACGTTGGCTGGTCAAGTAACTTTGTCAATTCAAGACGTTGACTTCACCGACCCAGCATCGCTCAACATCATTCTTAATGACCTTGTTGGCCAATACATGTTGGCTAGCGATAACGTTGCAGCCGACGCAATCACCGCAGGCGCTACAGCGTCAGGTTCAACATGGACAGTTTCAAGCACAGACCCGTCATCATTGTTTAATGCGCTTTACACAGCCGCATACAACATTTTGACTGCAACAAACTTCCTACCTGATCATTGTTTTGTTGATCCAAACGTATGGCTATACCTTGGCAAGCAGTTAGACGCTGACAAACGACCAGTATTCCCGTACGTTGGTGCAGCAGGATTGCAAGGCATGAACGCAGCAGGCACATCAAACATCACACAAATGTCAACTTTCAATCCATTTGGTTTGACACTTGTTGCTGACAAAAACTTTGCGTCATCAACTTTGGTTGTAGCACGAGGCGAAGCAATTGAGTTCTACGAGCAAGTACGCGGTTTAATGTCAGTCGAGTTGCCGTCAACACTTGGCCGTAACTTCTCGTACGCAGGTTACGTATCAACGTTTATTGCAGACAGCACTCAGGTTCAATCAATCCTGATCGCTTAGTCGTAGGCGGCAACACCGCTTATGGCAACTTATTCAACAGCCAGCAAACAGTTACTAGATAACTACGCCTGCATATCTACG